TCGAGAGCAAAACGTTGAGAAAAAAGCAGCATAGTTAGACGGTTGACGCGACAACTACCTTGAAAAACGCCGATGCAGCCAACGCTAATGCAGCTATGGCATCAGCGTCCCGCCCCCCCATTGACGCCCGATCTCAGTCGCCGGACACGACTACACAAGAGATAACTGCCGTACAAGGCGTTGCCGCAGTGGCCAACGGAAATCTTAAAAAATCAGATCTTTCGCCAGGTGATATCTTAATATTGATAGATCAACCTGATAATACCTGCTTGACCCACAAAATTATAAAAACGGGACAGCTGATACCATCTATGTCGCCACTACGCAACAACAAAGGAGACCCTGCACTGGTGCATACAGTGATGTGGTCAAAGACGCAGAAAAACCCAGACAAACTGGAAGCGAGTGGCACTGGAGAGCCGGAGGTCGTCCAGATGCGAGGCGGAAAGCAGCAGTCGTCATTGTCAGGCCCGGTTCAGCAAGGGCTTTATAAAGTTTACTCTCCAAAAGACAAAAATCTTGGCGATTGGGCAGCTCAGATCGGCCAGATGTGGAGTGCAGACAAAAAGATCCCATACTCAAAACTGAAATGCGTACTGAGCGTTGTTCGTAATTCGGGGTTCAAAAGCGGTGGTAAAGCCTCGAGCGAAAAATACGGTGCCCAAGCGTTTGAAAACTCACCTCGTATAAGTGGTGCATTCTGTTCTCACTTTGTACTTGCAGCCTATCAGGCTGCCGCCAAACAGATAGGCACCCCTTTTAAAGGGGCCCTAAAAGTCGATGCAGAAGCAACCTCAGTCCGAACGTTAGAGCACTCCCTAAAAAAAGATGATGAAGGCTTCGACTTTAAAGGTTATTTGAAGATAGAACCTGAGGACGTGATCTACAAAGAGTGAACAGTCACAGCTTTCAAGATAAAAATTTAAATGCATTGTCGCAGAATGAGATTGCGTCGGATGCGGAGTTAAATTATCTTCTGCACGCAGACTTAAGGAGCTATGGCCTTTATAGAAAATAGCTGCGATTCAGCATCTCAGATCAAGTAGCGTCTTACGTTTTGCGAATGCCGAACTGGGCGGCCTTGACCGTCGAGCTCTGCGCCACGCCTGTGGCCAGGTACAGTCCCATGCGCGAATTGATGACCGTTTCCGTCAGATCAATGGTTCCGCGCTGCGTCTCCAGCGCCCCGGAAAAGCTGGCTGGCATGGTGAACGGCTCTTGGTACTTGTCCATCGACCGATAGTAGAACGTGGACGACGCACCGCTGACCGTCTTTGTGATGGTCAACTCAGCCTCCCAAGCCAGAATGCCGCGCGACGAACCCATGATTTCTACCGCCGACACCATTTCGATAACGTCGCCGGCCGCCAGGTTGGTCTGTACCACGTTGGCTGTTGGCTGTACGTACACGTAGCCGCCCGCCGCCGCCATGTTGCCACGCAGTTCAATGCACTGCGCCTCACCATAGGCGGCAGGCTCCTTGTACCACCGCGTGGTGATCCCGGTCAGGCCAGAGCCTACGCCCTTGTAGCCGTCCGCCAGCACCGACCCGGCCACGGCATTCACGCCAGCCGGAAGCGTGCCGCCAGTGCCCGCCAGTAGCGGGTTGGCATTGAGGCAGCCGAACGGGCGAATGGCCGAGTAAACGTCGCCAGCGTCCGTGGGCAGCGGGATGCCGGGGAATTCGAAGTTGGAGATGATGATCGGCACCACCCGCGAACTGATGAACTCGGCACCCAGAATGTTTGGGTGCAGGCCTTCAACCGTCATTGCTTCGCTGAAGCCATCCCAAATGTTCACGACCGGCACGAACTGGCTGACGTAGCTGATGACCCAGTCTTTGTAGGCGATCGCATCCGCCAGCGCCTGCCCGGCCAGCGCCCTGCCGCCATAGCGCGGCGTACCGGTGCCGACGATCAGATACTTGCCGGGTGTATTCAGGAACGCAGCGACGATCTTCATCACGTTGGCTTTCGTGTCGGCCAGGCCCATACCTGCCGTGGTGCTGTCGTTGGTGCGAGAAAGAAGCAGCCACAGGTCGGCAGTGGACGACGTGATACAGGCTGGAAGCCTGGCCAAGAACTGCCCGGTGTGGTCGCCGAGCTTGCCCTGATTGTCAAGGTAGCTGGGAAACAGACCGGTGCGCGCCGCGATCCAGGCCGCGTAGCCATAGGCCTCGGTGCCGAACGCCGTCGCAGCGATGGTGTGGCAGTTGCCCGAGAAGCTATCGCCCAGTAGCCCGAGCCCACGCCGGATCGGTTGGCGGCGCGGAGCCTGATTGACCAGAAGACTCATCGAGTCACCTCATAAGCCGCACCGCCAGCGGGTGTGAATCGTGTTGCAGAATTGCCGAGCTGCAGAAGATGCCCACCGTCAGCGGTAAAGGTATCCGTCACCACCCAACTATCACCCACCTGCTTTTCGACGGTCACGCTACCTCCGTTTGCCTTGACGATTAGAAGCGTCTGGCCCATGTATTGCTTAATCAGTTGGGTCGTTGCCATTTTATTTTTCCGTTACTCAGAGGTAATCAAGGATTTTTGAGATCGCTCGCAGGCCAGCCCGGCTATTCGGGCTGAGTCAGCGTATTTAGCGAGCTCTCCCGCTCGCGCGTCAGACCTGCTGAGCAATTCGGAGAGCACCATGGCGGCGCGTCTGGCTGCCTTGCCTCGTTCGGAAGCTCCGGGATCGCCGGGCACACAACTTGCCGAGGCTGCCAGCTTTCCGGCTTGGACGCGCAGCCGGTCGCCAGCAGCATCAGCGACAGCAGCATCATTGAGCGCAGCGGTCTGTTCTTGTCTTGCATCGTTTGCCACCTGGTTGGCCGCTTTCTGGCGGCGTTGCTCTTCGGTTCGGTACTCGGTGGTTGTGGTGGCCACCGCTTCGGATTGAACCTTGCTCTGTTCAGCCCACTTCGCCTGCCATGCCAGATCGGTGACGGTCACGCCGTGCCGGTATGATCCGTACAACGTACTGGCCAGCGCCAGTAGGATCAGCAGTAGGCCGACTGCCTCCCAGGGCAGGGCCTTCACGCCAGCACCTCAAGCGCTCGGGCGTACAGCGCCTGCCGATCAGCCAGACCATTCGTGCCGCCGTTGATGCGACGGGTGATCGTCAGAAAATCGCCCTTGTCGGCCAACGTGTTGAGCGCGGCCCGGTGCCAGAACCACGCCGCCGACATTGCGGCGTGCTGCGGCAGCTCGAGCAATTCGGGATGGTTGATCAGGTCGAGGCCCAGCGCTTCGCCGCATTCCTCGTAGTTGGCACGCCCCGTCACCTGAATCAGGCCCCGCCCACGGTACAACTGGCCGTCTCCGTCGGCCTCGGGTGTGTTGCCAAGCCGCTCAGCAAGCTTGCCGGTGTCGTACTTCGACAGGTAGGCACTACCGCCCAGCTCGCGCACGTAACGCAGCTGGCCGGACTCATGACCGACTTGGGCGATGAATGCCGCGATGCGCAACGGCGTCACGATCTGGTACTTGCTCATAGCCGTGTTCAGGACAGGTGCAAAAACGCCGGCTCTCTGGCCGGCGTTAGGGAGGATCTGCAGCAACTGCTGCGCTGTGATGGGCATTCGATTTTCTCCAAACAAAATACTCGGGGCTACCGAGGCAAAACATCGATGTGTCCTCCCTATAACTGAAACCGTCATTTAGGCATCAATTAAACAAGGAGGCTTTATGAATATGAAGTGCGTGATGTTGCTGATGATTGCGCTGATTTCTGGGTGTGCAAACTACAGCCCCGGCAAATTCGGTGGCAAAGAGAACCCTCGCAACATATCTTGCAACGCGACTCCGCCAAATCAGCCTGGATGCTACGAAGCACAAACAAAATACGGTCAGTTCAATTGAGCATTGGCTGACACATCAAGGCTGATCTGGAAGCTGTTCATAGGTGCAGCGGCGATCTCTGGAATAGCAGGCGCGACCGGCCAGACTGGGGCCTGATGCCACGTGGGTTGGGCGGTCACCTTGCCCAGTGCGTACTTGTAGGCCTTCCAGGCCTTGAGCACAGGCGCGAGCGCAGCAGCTTCTGCCTCTTCCTGCTCGGTCGCCTCTCCTGCTTCGATTCCGTAGCCCAGCGTTTCAATACGATCCTGAATGCGGGAGATCTGAGAAGCCGCTGCACCGTTTTTGCTGTTCAAAGCTGACGTGGCATCGGCCAGGATGCGCGCTGCGGTGACGGCAACTTTCATTTCTTTGGTGATTAACTTGGTCCAATCTATATTGCTCATTATTCCACGCCCTCGTTCATGCCAAATACTGGTGGCGGAACCGGTGGCAAAGGCTTGGGAAATTGCACAATACCGTCAGGCACCTCTATAAGATCTGCTGGGTATGCCTGCTCCGGGCTGTAATTTGCTGGAACAGGCATCATGATGTGGATAGTCAAATCCGTTTCATATTCAACATCACCCGCAAACCATTCAGAAGCAATTGCAGATCGCGGTAGCGTCGAACCGGCAGACATGGGAGAAAAGTCGAAAGCCTCTCCATTAATAATCAAAACCGCCCCATTTTTCTCAACAACAAAAGCATCATCCCTGCGTTGTGGCGCAAGCTTAATATCCATCAGAACCACCTGCCAATAGCAATATAACAAAGATATGAAGACGCCCCATTAGCGGGGGAAACTACACGCCCCGTCACGCCAGTGGTGCTTGCGGAACCCTCTGCTGCCCCCCAGCAAAAATAACCCGCCGTAGTTAAAGCTTGTATAGCCACAGCAGGCACCGCAACAAATGGCGAAGCAAATGTAAATGCTACGCCGCCTGAATAGTAAATTGCCCCACCTGCGCTGTTTGCAGTCGCTTGCCCCGGTGAAATTCCACGGCAAATTAATGTTCCATCAGCGTATTTAGTGAATGTTCCACCATTAAGATTTCCAGTTTCTATGATCGCCCCAGTGGGAATGCCACCAGACTGAGAAACCGTGCCTACCGCATTGCCTTCGTGGTACAGCGTTCGTGCAACGGCCCCCATCGAGAACCCGCCAAGCTTAAATTTGTTGTCGGTATCCAATCCCATGTGAACGCCGTAAACCGTGTCCCGGATGAACGTCATCACAGCTGAGGCGTTATTGTTCGCGGCGTTGGCGATCCGCAACGCGGTGTTGCTGTCGTTGTTCGTGGAACTTATGGACGCGATACCGGGCGGCGCGCCAGAAAACAGGCTTGTACCTATGGAAGAGTTGCCCGCTCCGAGGCGAACACCGCCGAGCGCCTGGATGGCTTCGCTAGCAGTCTTCTTGCCGGTGCCTCCCTGTTCGATTGTCAGCGCCGTGGTCAGGCCAGACAAGGAAACGATATCGCCGTTATTGCCGCTGGCAGCAGCTGCAAGTGCTCCACGCACACCCTCGCGGGTACCAGAAGTGCCCAGCACCGCAAGCGTGGAGCCGAACTGATTGACCAGCGCCCGCAGCGCATCAGCAGAATCCTTGACGTACCCCTGCAATGGGGCAAGTGCATACCCGCCTGCACTGTTGGTGGCCCCCTGATAGTTTGGCGCAATCGACATCGCGGTGTTGCTGGCGATGTTGGTGACCTCATACCAACCGCCGTCCGGCCCACGAAAGCCGTCGCCAACCCTGCTGTTTGCTATGAATGCGGTATTGGTACCAATGACCGCGTTCGAATTTTGGGTGACGGAAACCGTCCCCGATTTATACCAAGGCATCGAATGCTCCTAATTGTCTGCCTTGATTCAGGCGGTTAGTTTTGCGCAGAGAAACGGGCGATGCCCCTGGTCGGTCCACGCAGTTGTGGCGAGGCTGTACATCATGATTTTTGAGTTCGCGTAATCCACGGCAATGCCGCAGCCGCCACCGTTCGCACCGTTGTGGCAGTGAAGCGCAAACGAGTTAATAGATATGAACTCACCTACTCCCAGAGCCTTGTCGATGCTCCACCTATAGCGCTGGCCAACACTCAATTGCTCGCTGCCTACGTATGTCCAGTTGCCTGCTGCGAATGTGACAACAACTGGTGGTGCCCCACTGTCATATACAAGCTCGCCTCCAGGTCCCCAGATACGCATGCCGAAAGATGCGGTGCCCATGGAAGCCCATGCCGCGATGAAGTATTGGCCGCTCAGCGTGCTCTGGACGTTTGATGCCTTCATTGCGAAGCCTGTCCAGTTGCCCGGCCCACCGGTAAACCACACCGATATTGGCACCTGAACGATACCGTTTTGATCGGGCCTGATGAACACAAGCGGCGGATCAGCACTCGTTACCGCGCGCGGAAAGGTGACGTTTGCGTTTGTGGTTCCTGAATAGCTACCCTTCGTGAGCACGCAAAGCCGAGGCGTTTCCGAATCGATCTGCACGAACGAGCTGTCATTGATGCTGATAACGCCAAAGCTCATGTCTTGAACCTCACTGCGAAGCCTTTTGCGACAATGCGCGTCTGGTTGGTGTTACCGAGATTTGCTGACGGGTTGGCCGACCTCAGAACTACCTGGCCCACCGATGTAGTCACGTAGGGGTAGGACTTTGTGTTTCCGAGCGCATCGCCTTCAGCGGACTGAATGTCCTGCGCCCGCGAGGGAATTACCATAAAGACACAGTTGCCTGGATCAAATCCCGGAATACTGAGAGTGATTACTTTCGCGGTTGATCCGGACGTGTCACTAAAATCAATAACTCCCTTCCAAATTACTTGATAAGTGAACGTGGTCGTGTCCATGACCACATTCCCGTTTTCGTCCCAAACTCTGGCTCCGTAACTCATGCGGCCAAATTCCCCCACTGGTAGCGCAGCTGGCCCCTCTCGTCGTAAACCTTGCCGCCTTGGCCGTTTATTACTTGCTTACCACCACCGGCAAGGGGTGAATTAATTTCGAACGTACCGTCCTTGTTCAAAATCCACCCGGACTGACCAGCTATATAGTTTGTCGAGCTGATGTAGCTGCCTATCTTGGCGTTCGTGATCGTACCGTCCTGGATGAAAGTATGGCCGAGGAACAACTGACCATTCTGAGCAACAAACGGTGTCGATACCGCCCCGCCCGCTAAAGTATTCACCAGCGCAAACCGGTCAGCCGACATAAGGATCTGGCTTTGCAGGACCCCGCCGACGTTCTCTATACCTGCAGCGATTGCCGCCATGACGTACTGGCCGTTGGCGTTGATTTGCAATTTGACGGTATACATTGCCGCCAGCTTTCCGGCTGTGTCCGCATAGGCGGTAGCCGTTTGCTGGATCGCTACTGTGTTCTTCGTGGTCGCATCATTTGCAGAAGCGACAGAGGCAGAAAGCTGCTGAATAGACGAAGCAGTCGACGCCAGATTGGTAGTGACGACCTCCCGCAGCTCCGTTACTCGCCCAGTGTTTTCGCCAACCGAAGCGGTCAGTTGCGTTATCATTCTGGCGGAGGCTTCGTTTTGGGTGGACCTTATAGCGGCCTCCTGCACGATGCTTGCCGAGCTGTTGTAACCCTTCAGCGCGTCAGCCAGCTCGCCTTCACCATCGTCGTCCCTGTAGGACGCTTGCAACGCCTGCATGCTGGATGCCTGAGCAATGATCGTGGCACCCTGCTGGCTTACGCTGGAGTTGAGCGCCGCCACTGCTGAGGACGTCACCGATTGCTCGGCACCCAGCACTGCGGTGTTGTCTTTCCAGCCGGTAAGCGTGGTTCCTATTTCAAGCTGCGCCCGCGTGTACTCCACAAAGCCTGCGCTGACAGTGTCCGAACCATATAGACGGAAGTAGACCTGCACGCCCGCCGTACCTGCCGGAAGGTTTGGATAGTCATAGCTGATCCGCTGACTGCCGCCAGTAGCGACGACCAGAGGCCCAGAAGGTGCGGCGATAGGCGTCCCGGCAGTGTCCACTGCCTGTAGGAATATCCTGAACACCAGGCCTGCGGTTGCACGCACATAGCACGACGCAACAACCGAAGCCCCGGCCTTCGCCTTTGGCCAGTAGTTGATACCTTGTGTGCGAATCCCACGATAGATAGAGCTCTGGTTCAGCCCGGTGACATCTACCCGCTGAGCTTTTTCGGAGCCAACCAGCCAGGACGCAACTATCGAAGCCGAGCTGGTGCCCCCCGACGCATTTGAGTCAACCGACCAGCCTTCGGCCAGTCCTGCCGTTGCGCTCTCCTTGCTGAATGCAGGGTTGAAAAACAGGTTCTGCCCGCCAGAGTTTCCGAGGCTCGCCGTCACGCTTGTAATGGCCTGGCCTTGCGCCGTTATCGATTGACCTTGCTGGGTGACAGTGTTGCTCAGAGCCTGCACCGTGGCGCTGCTGGCTTTACCGGCTAGCTCAGTGTTGATCGCCGTAATGGCGGAGCCTTGGCTGGTGAGCTTCCCCTCGGCATCTGTGACACGATTACCGAGCGACTGCACGCTGCTGGCCGATGCCTTGCCGTCCAGAGACGTTTGCAGGCCGGTGATCTGTTGCGACTGGGCGGTGTTGACGCCCTCGATGGACGTAACCTTCGTTTCAACGGTCTGCACCCGCGACGCCAGACCCACGGCCGTGGCCACCGCCTGGCCTACGTTCAGCCAGTAGGTGGTGTTCGGCGGCGGCGTGTTGACGGGCACGTTCTGCGTGGCCTGATAAATGATGCCATCAGCGCCCAGCACGCCCTGCCCGGCCGCATAAGTCTCACCCGGTTTGTAAGGCATGGAATCGGCGAGGTCAGCAATGCTGTCGATCTGTTGCTGCAGTTCCGCCCTGACAGTGCCCAGAGCATCGTCAACGTCAGATATCTGCTCGGCCAGCTCAGCTCTTGCTGCCGTCAAGCGATCATTAACCGAGCCTGGGCCGTTGCCGTCGATAAGCTCGATTTTTTCCAGCAACTGCTGGCCAAGCTCGGTTTCTCCAATCTGACCGGCAATCATTTCAAGAATCGGCCCAGAATCACTGCTGGTCTGCCCCATGACGCCTACGCCAGTCGGATACCACGGACCCACGTTGCCGGTCCGATCCACCAGCCGTGCCCAGAAGAAGAACGTCACGCCCGCCAACAGTTCCTGCATGACGTATTCCGACTGCGGGTAAGCCAGGTCGCTAAGCTTCTTGGCCTTGGCCAGGTCGGTCGTCTGGCTGTACCAGATTTCAGTGCGCTGCGTGTCCTCTGCGCCTGGCGGAAAAGTCCACTTGAGCGCGATCCCGAATATCAGCGACGTGGCAGTCAGCGAGGTGACGGCAGGCGGCAAGCTGGTCTTGCCCTGCAAGTTCGTCAGCAACGACGTAGCAGGTAGCGACGACACATTCAGAGCGCTGACAGCGCGCACCCTGGCCATGTACTGCCCGGAGTAGATGCCAGGCACATCGACAGACTGTTCGCCCGTGCGCGGCATCTTGATCCACTCACGCGAGCCCCAGCGCCATTCCACGTCATACGCAACCGCGCCTGGCGCAGCGTCCCAGCTGATGGTCATGTTGGTGACGGCAATACCCTGCTCGATCACAACGTGCTGAGTCACAAACACAGCGCCCGGCGCAGCCTGCACGCCCACTGGAATGCCGCTGATTGGGCGGATATCCACCACAGCGCCGAAGTCGATGGCGTCAAACTTGCTCGGCTCGTGCTGGATGCACTCGAGCTGGTACTGGTGCCATTCCGGGCGCGTGATGTTGCGCACCAGAAACTGCATGGTCTTCAGGTCGTCGTATTCAAGAATCCAGCCGCATTCGGCTTCCGGTACTTCGCTGAAATTGGCAGCCACGGTCACGCGCCGGCCGTCGAGCGAACTGATCACCCGAGCCTCCGACTTGCCGCTCGGCAGGTTCACACGCATCTTTGCGCCAGTCGGCAGCTCTATGTCACGGTCAACGGTGACAACCCGCCCCGCCACCGCGCTGATGCGCCCGCCGTTCGCCCTGCCGGCCAGCATGGGGTCAGCCACGGCAATGATCTGCCCTGTCTTCGGAATGCCGCCGTCCAGGCCGACTCGGAAGGTCGCGGGCCTGGTCTGCGTCTGTTCGGTGATCAGCGCGTACTGGCCAGCGCGCTGCGCCTGCCCGAGTGAAGTGCATCCGTAGGCGTCTACCGAGAGTTCGTTGACCGATCCAGATTCAGCCATCGCCACATCATCAAAGACAGGCTCTTTGTCCGTCGCAAAACTCTGGTCCGGGTTGTCCCACGTCACCATTGCCAAGTTGTGGCGGTCGCGCGCCCGGGTGCCCGAATACTGGATTTCACCATTGTTCAGGATCTGCGACGGGTTGTAGGTGTAGACCGGGTCGCCTGGCATGTCGGCGTTGAACGTGATCTGACTGCCGTCCCAGGTGCTCATGCCGTGGAAGATGGCCGACAGGTCCTGCAGCACCGCGTAGGCATCCGCCTGCTTTTGCAGGTAGATATTGCAAGTCATCCGGGGGTGCGTGCCGCCCATGCCGTTTGGCACCATCTGGTCGCAATACTGCGCAATGCGGTACAGGTTCCAGCGATCCACCATCGTGGCATCGATCCGGTGCCCGAGGCCGTAATACGGGTTCAGCGCAATGTCGTAGCACACCCAGGCGGGGTTGTTCGTGTAAGCCTCTTTGAACGTACCGTCCCATATCCCGTTGCTGGTACCCGCGCCAGACGTGGCATAGGTCCGCGTCTCCGGGTCATAGTTCGTCGGCACACGCACGATGCGCCCGCGCATCAGCACCGCAATCTTGGCGATATCGCCGCCGAACTGCTGGGCGTCATATTCAACGCAGCCCACGGCGGTGAGCGGAAATTCCTGATCGCTGTCTACGACCTCGGCCACCGCCTCGATGAACATGCTGTCCTGAATCAGCGAGCTGTTGGCTTCGGGTGTGATCCGGCGCACGCGCATAGTCCAACGGCTGCCCGCTGGCAGGTTGATGCGGTGACTGCGTTCGTACTTGGTGACGTTCTTGCGGTCTACGAAGTCCGCCAGCATCTGAACGAACGGCCCGCCATCAGTAGCCAGGTCAATCGCATAATCGACTCGCACGCCGTTGATGTTGCCGCTCTGGTCCTGCGACTGGAGTTGTGGCCAGCTGAGCCGGATGCGCAGCGCATCCAGAACCGGGTTATTCACGGTGCGCAGGTAGGGCGTGGTGCTGAGCAGCTGCTGGTTTACGTCAACTTCGTTGCTGGACTCGGCAATGCCCTCAAGACGCTGCTGGTTCAGCTCGCCATTGCGGAACTGCCACTTCACGCCCGGGAAGTTGACAGTGCCGTCTTCGGCCACCAGCGGGGTTCCGTCGAGCTTCACGGAGCGCAGGCCGTCGACCGGGCCTACGATGGGTCCCCAGCTCCACAGATAGACGATCCGGGCGGTAGCGATCGAAGCCGTGCTGTTCGCTGCAATCGTCGGCTGCTTCTGGGTCGACTCGCCCCCTTTGGAACCTTGAACGACGAGTTTGCGTGCTGCGCCCATGCGGATCTCCAGGCAATAAAAAACCCGCCGGAGCGGGTTGGGTGTTTTGCGATATTTAAAGTTGGTCTTGGGTGTAGATGCCGCCCGATTCGACGGCACCGCCGATCTCTCGTTCGCCGTAGAGCACGGGATAAGGGTTGCCCTGGGCAACGGTGGTCACCGCGCCCCCAAAGCCATAGCTGGGGTTGTTTCCGTCGTCATTGTTGCTGCCGACGCTGGCAGTGGTCGTCGGCGAAAGCATCTGCACCACGCCGCCAAGCCCCGTCGCAGCACCTGCGCCGAGCAGGCCCAGGCCGAGCGCTGTACTCGTACCACCGGAGACAAGGCCGCCCACAACCAGCGCGACGCCAAGTACCACCTGGAACAGGCCAGCCTGCTTGCTGCCTTGGATCAGCGGCACGATGCGGATATCGGTGTTGTCGCTGCCCTGCATATCGAACTCGGCCTCGCCGGCGTTGCGCTTGCCGCAGAAGACGCTGAACACCAAGCCACGCTCTTCGCCGGAACGCAGAAACTTCTCGAAGCCAGGCTTCATCGCGCAAAGGGCATTCACGGCATCGCGCACGCTGTGTACATCGATACGGTACTCCCGGCCGAAATGCTTGCGCAGAACGCCGTAGAGCACGATGGTGCGCATGGTCATGGGGTGTATTCCTTGTGGCGAAGGATCAGTTTCACGCGGTTAGCCATCGACCAGCCGTAGACCTCACGGGCAGCCAGGCGACCGGGCATGTGGTGATAGATGAACGGACCAGACCCGCCCAGTGCCGGCGAGTCCTCGCTGTGCAAGCTGGCATCTGCCCCGAGGTAGATCGCGGCGTGGTTCGGGAAGTGGCAAGGCCTGCCCACGGTCGGGATCTGGAACACCAGCAGGTCGCCGCGCCGGGGCTGCTCAACTCGGACGAAACCGCAGGCCTCGTAGTTCTCTTCGTAATGGCTGGGGCTGTCCGGATCTTCCCACCACAGTTCCTTGCGTTCGAAGTTCGGCAGCGGCAGTGAGGCCTCGCGCGCGTAAATCTCTCGATGGGAGGGTGAGTGGTCTGGGACGCGAAGAGATCGTAAATTTTTACACCCCCCCCGGCACGTCAGAGACGTTCCGCACCATAATGGTGCTTGTAGCACGTCAGTGGCGTTCGATAGGAGAGCTCATTTGTAGCACGCCACTGCCGCCAACTACCACAACCTAGCAGCCTCCTCTGCCTGCTTAACAGAAGAGTGGCAAGACGCGCACAAGGACACCCACAAGCTGCGATCCCAGAAAAGCTTCATGTCACCACGGTGCGGCGTGGAGTGGTCCACCACCGTAGCCTCTGTGACTCTGCCGAGCCTTTCGCAATAGACGCAAATGGGATGCGCATTCAGGTGGACGAGGCGCGCCTGCTGCCATTTGTATGCGCATTCCACGCCATCCGGCCACCCAGTCCACCAACATCCGGCCACC